GCCATTACGCATAACGTTTTGCGGCTTTGTGTCAGGCTGCGAAGCGTTGGCATTGAGCGGTCGGGCAGCTTGCACAAAACCGCTGTTAGCTGCTGCTGCGGTGAATTTAGTAGGAACTTAAATTGAAAACGAAATGAAAAAATATAACATTATTTACGCAGACCCACCTTGGAGCTATGATAACAAAAGCATGAAATATTCGGCAGACGATGAAACAAACATTGCAGCCGACCAACAGTACAATTTAATGACGTTGGAAGATTTAAAGGCAATGCCAATAAAAAACATAACTGAAAAAAATGCGGTTTTATTTATGTGGTGCGTAAATCCATTAATGCCAGAAGCATTTGAACTTATGAAAGCGTGGGGATTTAAGTATAAAACTATGCTTACTTGGAAAAAATCAAGTGGAACAGGTTATTGGTTCAGGGGCGTAACGGAGCATATTTTATTTGGAGTGCGTGGAGATGTAGCAGCTTTCAGAAGTGGCAAAGATAATTTTTATGAATGCAGAAGTGGTAAGCATAGCCAAAAACCGCATTTTTTTAGAACATTGATTGCCGATGTAACCAAAACTGCATTTGAAGAACCAAAACGGCTGGAATTGTTTGCTCGAAGTCGGGAGGGTTTGTTTCCTGATTTTGAATATGAAGGATGGGATGTTTACGGTAATCAAGTAAATAATAGCATCTGTTTGGAAACGGTCGGTAGCAGTTGCAGCTAACTGATATTTTAGAATATATCGAAGCACAGGACAAGGAGTGTTTTGAACCCTTCCAGGCTGCTTATTTTATATTAATGTTTTTACTACAAGTTGCAATAAAAGATGATGGATTAAAATCACAATTACAAGAAGCGATGGATTTACTTATGAATGGATATTTGCCTGAGCGGATAAAACAGTATGAAAAGGTAAAACAAATGTTAAACAAATTATTAAATAATATTAAAGATGAACACACAAACACAACTAACAGTCAAATCGCTGCTGGCGCAAGAAAGTGTAAAAGAGCGCTTTGAAAATATTTTAAAAGACAGAGCTGCGGGATTTATGGCTAACCTTGCGGTTGTTGTTGCAAACAATGACATGCTAAAGAAATGCGATCCGGTTTCGGTTGTATCGGCGGCTGTAATAGGTGCAAGTATTGAATTGCCCGTTGATCCGAATTTCGGATTTGCTGCAATAGTGCCTTATGGACAAAAGGCGCAGTTTCAAATTATGTATAAAGGATTTGTTCAGCTTGCAATTAGATCAGGGCAATACCTGACCATTAATTCAGCACCTATATTTGAAGGTGAACTGGTAAAGATAGACAGGGTGAAGGGTGAATACACCTTCGATTATGATAAAAAAGTATCTGATAAAATTATTGGTTACGCTGCTTATTTTAAGTTGATAAACGGTTTTGAAAAAACGCTTTATATGACTGTTGCAGAAGTTAAATCACATGGATTGAAATATTCAAAAAGTTTCCAAAAAGGTTTCGGAATGTGGGTAGATGATTTTGACGGTATGGCTTTGAAGACAGTGCTAAAACGATTATTAAACAAATGGGGTATTTTGTCAATAGAGTTGAAACAGGCAATAATGTACGACCAAGCTGTATTTAATAATGAAGATGTATTTACTTATGCCGATAATCCGCAGAGCAAATCGTTTGACGACACAGAAGATGTTGAAGCAATTAATATTAGCGAAGATGACGGAACAAACGATTGAATACGGAAGCCTGGAATGGCGGAGGCAGCGGCTGGGAAATTTTACAGCAAGTGAAATTTATAAATTGATGGGTGCAAGGGGAGGTATTGAAACCCAGACGGCACAATCATATATACTTGAAAAAGTAGCTGAAGTGCTGACAGGAATACCTGCTGATATGGGATTTGCCGGCAATGCAGCCACACAATGGGGAATAGAACATGAATCTGATGCACGGGAATATTATGAGTTGGCATTTAAATGTGAGGTAGAAATGACTGGTTACATTGCAGCGGATTTTACACCGGAAGCTGGTGGAACACCAGATGGGCTAATCATTAGCAGGAACAAAGGTATTGAAATAAAATGCCCGTATAATTCGATGAACCATATTCGATATTTAATGATTAAAAACACGAACCAGTTGAAAATCATCTCGCCGCAATATTACTGGCAGGTTCAAATGTATATGATGTTGACGAACTTAGAGGAATGGGACTTCGTGAGTTACGACCCACGTTTTGCCGGAAAAAAAAGGATGTTTGTTTTTACAGTAAGGCGGCAAGATGAGGCAGTTGCAAGGCTTAAAACAAATATTCTTTTAGCAATAGGACAAAAGTGTGAGATATTACGGCAAATTGAAAAATATTAGAAGCGACCCTCGTAAACCATGCGGTGATGGCTGCCGTAGAGGGGCTAATGTTCCGAATATGCGGGATTGGAACGGGAGGGTCGGGGTTGGTGTAGCACCCTTTTCATGCCGTAAACACAATTAGCCCGAATGCCTGACAGCGTGGAAAGACACGCTTATTAATAACCTTATTGTTATTTAAAAAATATATAAAAATTATGAAAAAATTAACATTTGACAGTTTACCAGAAGCGGTAACAATGCTTATTAGTGAAGTTGGCGAAATTAAACAATTGCTAATTGAACAAAAGCCGTTACCCCCTGAACAACCGGAACAATTCTTAACAATTCAGGAAGCTTCAGAATTCTTAAACCTTACAGTTTCAACGTTATACGTTAAGGTACACAAAAGACAAATACCCGTAATGAAGCGGGGCAAAAGGCTGTACTTTTCACGTACTGAACTAATGGAATATATAAAAGCAGGGCGCAAGAAAACAAATGCTGAAATTAAACTGGAAGCTGAAGCGTATTTATTGAATAAATAAGAAAGGGAGCAATAATGAATAGAGTTTATATTGTTTATCAAAAAAATGCTTTTGGTGGCTCGGAAGTTGCAGAGGTATTTGCATCACGAGTTGTTGCACGCAAATATGTAATTAATGAAATATTTAATAAAAATAAGTTTTATCAAGACAAAAAAGAAAATGTTTTGAATAATTGTGCCGATGAATTTATACACGAATTTGAAGTTCGTTTTATTTATGACTAAACCACTGTACTTTTCACACGACACTAGCGCACGTAACGACATAAAGCTGCAACGGTTAAAGCAGGTGATGGGCTTTGAAGGTATTGGCATTTATTGGTGTTTGTTAGAAATTCTTTATGACAACAATGGCAAATTATCCAATGCAGACGTGGACGTTTACGCCTATTCATTGCAAGCTGATCCGGAGAAGCTGTTGCAGGTGCTGAACAAGTTTGGGCTATTTGTTAAGCAATCCGGAGAATATTACAGCGAAAGTGCAAATAAAAGGCTTGGCAAGATGAACGAGAAATCAGAGAAGGCGAAGCAGGCAGCGACCGCACGATGGACAAAGAAGGAATCAGTAAACTTTAAGGAGATTCAAAAATGAAAGCATCAGTGATTAAATACCTACTTAGAAGCAAAACACCGTTTCTGGTGTTAAAGAGCGAGGATTACGTGTATGGCAGCAATGCTGCAATGAGAACGGTTTATCACTACATTATGATTAAGGATGATGTTAAGAGGTTACAGTTAAGCAACTTTACACCGGTACAATCATACAGCGACACGTTAAGAGAACGGGAAATGAACCGGCAGGAGATACATGAGTTGATGACGTTGAGACATCGGTTTAACATTATCCTGGATGACAGAAAAAACGCTATCTTTGAGGTTAAGAAGCAACCATTTAAACCCTATTATGATAAATATTTATTTGATAAATTCACAAACAAGTTAAACAATGAAAGTACAACCACACGCAGCGGAAATAGAGCAAGCGCTGTTAGGATTACTAATGACGATGCCGCAAACACTGGACGCTGCAACGCTAAATCTAAACAGCGAAATGTTCTACCAGCAAAGAAATGCAGAGATTTACAGAACAATCGCAGCGCTACACCGAGTAGGAAGAAGACCTGACATGCTGACGGTGTCACAAATGTTAATAGACGAAAAGCGAATTGATGAAGTTGGTGGTATTTACTACATTACACAGTTAACAAATGTAAACTATCACGGAAGCATTGAAACGTGGATAGCTATCTTGAAACAAAAATATGCCAGGCGCAAGGCAATAGAGATTGGTTATAAATTACAGGAAATCGGCTATGATGAAACAGTTGATGAACTTGAGAGTTATGAAGTTATAGACCAGCAGCATAAGTTATTGAGTGATTTGTTATTCGGAAATGTAAATATAAATACATTCGCAGAGGTTTCACAGGAATCACTGAAGGAGTTGAGACAGCGGATGGAAAACGCAAAACACGGGACAGTAAGTGGGATACGGACTGGCTTCGCTGACTTGGATTCAGCAACTGGAGGATGGGACAACGGAAGCCTAATTGTTATAGCCGGACGTCCTGGGATGGGTAAAACTGCAATTGCTTTGCATTTTGCAAAGACAGCAGCGATGACTGCCAAACATGTGTATTTATTCAGCCTTGAAATGACAAACACAAGGTTGGTTGATAGAGTTATAATAGGCGAAACAAACACCGATGCACATAAATATAGATTTGGCTACATTAATGAACAACAGTTTGAAACCATCAAATCATGGGTTCGGCAACATAACACGTTGCCGGTTTACCTTGATCAGAAATCATTCATAACAGTTGATTATATAGTAAGTAGTGCTAGGATGCGAAAGC